TGGGGCTGCTATGGCTTGGCTAAAGAATCGCCAGCCTAAAACATGGCGTGACAAGCAAGAGATCGACAACACGTCAAGCGATGGCTCAATGACGCCACAAGCGGCGGTTAAGATCGACGCAGGAATGGTTAAGTCGGTGCTTTCAAAACTCAATGCTGACATCTGAAGAAAATCAGATTATCAGTGCGGCGTTAAAAGAAGATCACCTTTTCTTCGCCCGCTACTTTTTCAGAATCCGTGAGGGCGTCAAGTTCCGCCTAAACTGGCACCACAAAGCCATTGCAGACGCTTTGCAGCTGGTTATTGATGGTAAGACTAAACGCCTAATCATCAACGTGCCTCCAGGAAGCTCTAAAACAGAGCTGGCAGTGATTAACTTCATTGCCCGTGGCCTGGCAATTAATCCCAGAGCTAGGTTCTTGCACCTGTCGTATTCGAGCGAATTGGCAGAGCTTAATTCGGCTAAGGCCAAAGAGCTTATATGCTCGGCTGAATATCAAGAGCTTTTCCCACTTCCGATTAAGTCTGACTCTAATGCCCGTGGACGGTGGAATGTGGTTAGTGACGATGGCGTGTCTATTGGTGGATGTTATGCCACATCAACGCTCGGTCAGGTGACTGGTTTTCGTGCTGGGCATATGGCTACAGGGTTCCAGGGTGCTATTCTCATAGATGACCCTTTAAAGCCCGCTGATAGCCTATCCAAGACTAAGCGTGATGCCGTCAACAACGCCTTCATTAACACGGTGCAAAGTCGCAAGGCATCACCTGATACTCCTATCATAGTTATCATGCAGCGCCTGGCAGACGAGGATTTGACCGGGTTTCTTACTGGCGGTGGTGATGGTCACGATTGGACACACATCAAGATACCGGCGATCGGGCCAACTGGTGAAAGCTATTGGCCAGAAAAGGAGCCGTTGGCTAGCCTGTTGCAGCTAAAGGAAAAAGGCAACTTCACATTTGAGGGGCAATACCAACAGGAGCCGTATGTTCTTGGTGGTGAGTTGCTACGTGGTGAGTGGTTCGGACGGTATAGCGTGTTGCCCGACTGGCGCGAGTTCTCTCGGCGTGCGGTGTTCGCTGATACAGCCATGAAAACGGGTGAGCAGAATGATTACACGGTGTTTTTAGACGCTGTATTGCTTCGCACTGGCAAGATTATGATTCTCAACGTGTGGCGTAAAAAGGTAGACGCCGTTGGACTATTGGCTATGGCTAAAGACATATGGTCAAGCGCATCGGTTAACAATGGCCGCGAAGCATTGCCACCTGCGTCTGCACTTTATATCGAGGATAAGGCAAGCGGGACTGGGTTGATTCAGCAGCTACAGCAAAGCAATCAGTTCGTTCCTGTTATCGCCGTGCAGCGAACTAAAGACAAGCTAACCCGCGTCATGGAAGTGCAACCACGCATCCAAGCTGGGGCTGTTCTATTGCCGGAGTACGCTCCGTGGGCAGTTGATTTTGTTAGTGAGTGCGAGGCGTTTACAGCCAATGATAGCCATAAGCACGATGACCAGATAGACCCATTGGTTGACTCCGTTAATACGTTTTTAGCTGGGACTAGCTGGTCCGTCTGGTCGTAAAAAAAGCCCCGAAGGGCGGTTGATTTACAAGCATTGTTTTGCGCGAAGTGCATCATACAAGTCGCCAGATAGTCGTTTATAAAACTCTGGGTATTTTTCAGTCAATAGCGCCACATTTTCGCAATAATACGAACAACCATATTCATTTTGTTCGAAAGACAACATCAACTGAAAATTGTTTTCATATTCTGTTCTAAACTCTTGGTATCTCATTTATGGCCTTGCTTCTGTGTTTGTTTGGAGTTGTTTTTTACTAATTTATATTGGTGAAGCATCAAAGAGAATCCATCCAATTCATCTACTAATGGGTATCGTGTTATTGGTTCTTTCCCATTATGAACGGCATAAATAAATTGAGATGATTCAATAAGAACTCCAATCAAGTCATCAATATTCATATTCATAGCATCATTTATTTCTATTGATTTGTTCATTTTAATTTCAATCTTAAAAATCCATTGTCGCCAGTTCGTCGCGAACCATGATTTTTTCGTAAGCATCAAAGTTGCGATCGACAACATTTGCGAAATTGATTTTGTTCTTTTTCGCTGGCGTGACTTCAAGTTCCATCGCTTCGTTATCCAGCAAAGCAAGCAATGCGCGGGCCGAAGTTTTGTCGCCATTTGCGAAAGCGTTAGCAGCAGCGATGTTGATCTGATCTGCGATTGCGAGGATTGATTCGTTGCGTGTCATTTTAATTCCTTCGTTTGTTTGATGGCTCAAGTGTAGCACAACATTCAAACGAAGGGCTTTGTTTATTGGCCGGTGGCTTTTGAGATTGCGGCGCGTTTCATTCTTACAAAGTTGCACTGACTGCAATTGCAATCACCACTTGGCAGCCAATGAAGTATTGATGGCCCAGCTTCCAAAGCCTCCAGCAACTCGTCGCGATGTGCTTTTAGCCGATCTACTTCAATCAGCATCCAGTAAACTAGGTTATCGCCCACGAGATCGCGGCCCCACGGTTCACCATTCCGAAGCGCGGTAAGCTTTCCACTATCGCTGATGACGGTGTATTTTCCGTCTGCAAAGTCATGTTTAGTCATGCTGTTTCTCCCGTGGCTTTGGAGATTGCGGCTTTTGCTTTAATTAAAGCAACTCCAATACAGGAATCAACTGGAGCATTTGAAAAGCACATATCCAGCAAATCAGCGCAATTTTCCAACTCATCCAGCAAGTCAGGCGCTGCGGCGATTAGGCGGGCGTCATCTTGGCATACATTTTCTGCGACAACTCCACCTTCAGAATCAATGATTACATCTGGCATTATTTCATCAATAGACCACAGGCCTTTTGTGTAACTCATTTACCCACCCACTGCGAAGGAAATGATTCTTTAGTGGTCCAGCCATTCTCGACCAACTGGAAAGCAAGCATCCGATTACCGGCAAACATGAAGTAAAAAGACGCCATGTTAAACGTCAGGAAGCTGATAAGCGCAGGGACGTACTGGCCACGGATAGCCAAGGACATCCAGCCGAAACAAAAGATTGTCCAGCTAAAGCCAACTTTGACTTCTTTAGTCAGGCCGTTTTTGTTGAATTTGATGTGCATTTAGATTACCTCTGCTTTGATTAGTTTACCAGTTTCGGCGTTGAAGGTTAAGTGTAAATTGCTGTCATAACGTGATCCAGTCCACTTAACCTTTGGAGCTTTTACGTCAGGACTATCATCGTAATCTTTTACAGAGTAGAAGAGAACGGGGTCAGGCTTAGGCTCTGGTTTGATGCGGTATCGTTCTTTCTCGCCACCCCAACCAGGATGTCCTACAGTTATCCAATTATTTTCGTAATTATTAAACTCAATCTCAGCCCCATCAGCCCACTGTTTGATGAGTTCTGCGTGTTTGTGCGGTGTTTTCATGTTGCTTCCTTTAAATTGAAAATAAATGGTAAGTGTTGAGTTAGTCAACCAAGGCAAGCATTTCTTTTACTTTACTTGAGATATTGGAGAACGTTTCTAGTTTACTCAATTCGACATAAGACTGATCGCCTTCTTTTGCATAGTCGCCCTGAACTAGCAAACGATCTCCAGCCCATGAGCCAATCAAAGGATGATGACGCGTATCTCCACCGCCTCGCCCACTGCTGTTAGCAATCAAAAGAAATACCGCAGTTGATGTGCTTTTTATGTGGCCGATTTGCTCAAGCAACTTCAATCCGTTACCAATTTCACCGGGGTGAATGAACTCTTGTTTGTCGAGGTTGTAGACTTTGTGGTATTGGCCCATTTACTTTCTCCAGTTGGTTGTTTATGTGTCAATTGTAGCGCAAACAATCACACTTTTCTCACTTTCCCTATTTATTTTGCAAATATAGGGAAAACCCCTAGAATCACGGCATGACTAAACCAACTGGAAAACCCGTAGGACGACCCCGTAAAGACGCTGTGCAACGTCTTGATGGCCCGTTCCTTAATGTAATTTCGTCTTTAGGCTCTAGCCGTGACAGTGGAGGCTACACCAAAGCATCGCCCGTGCGTTACTTCACGGAACTAGAGCTAACCGACCTGTATATTGGCGACGGCTTCGCACGACGTATCGTGGACGTTACAGCCACTGATATGACGCGGGCCGGGTTTTGTATTGAGGTAGAAGGGCAAGATGAGAGCGAGGAAGAGTCAGCTTACGCCCCCGTGATGGCACGACTTGAAGAATTGCACGCCGACGAGAGATTGACAGACGCACTCAAGCTAGAAGCTATCTTTGGTGGCAGCATGATCGTCATGGGCGTGAAGGATGGCGGCCAATTGGAAGAGCCATTAAACGACCGGTCAGTGCAAGACATCGAGTTCCTGCGCGTGTATGACCGCTATCACGTCAGCCGCATGGAGAAGTACACGGACCCGGCAGACGTGCGTTATGGCCAGACTAAGACATATCAAGTTAGCCCGTCTAATGCCACGCCTTACACCGTGCATGAGTCGCGTTGCCTAATCTTTCCAGGCGAGTTTGTACCCGAGTCTATGCGTGACCTACAGGACGGCTGGGGCGTGTCTGCGCTGGCGAAGTGCTGGTATCAGTTGCAGCGCCTGGGCGTGAGCCACCAATGGGCTGAAAAGCTCTTAGAAAAGTCTCAGCAAGCCGTGGCTAAGTTTAGCGGGCTGTCTCAACAGCTTATGGCACCAGGTGGGCAGCAAGCGGTGATTAACCGGCTAAATATGCTGGACATGAGTCGCAACTCCATCAACTCGGTGGCCATTGATGCCCTAGATGAATACACGATCACGTCAAATAGTTTCACTGGGTTGCCTGACCTTCTGGACCGCTTTGCACAGGCTTTAAGCGCGGTTACAGGGATGCCGAAGACGCTGTTAATGGGTGAGCAGTCAAAAGGACTTAATAACTCACAACAGGGTGACTTGCAGAACTGGTATTCAAGCATTGAGCAGAAGCAACGCACGCAATTGCTCCAGCCGATTGACCGCTTGGTTACTTTGCTTTCCATTGCCAAAGGTTTGCCAGATCAAAACTATCTGATTGAGTTTGAAGGCTTGGACATTCCAGACGAAAAGACAGAGGCCGAGACTGAGAAGCTAGAAGCCGAAAAAGACAAGATCAAGGCTGACACTGCCGCCGTCTATGTGACCGCTGGGGCGCTTGACCCTTCAGAGCTTCGCCAGACGCTGATCGAGGATGGCAAGTACATCATGGATGCGTCTATTCAGATCGTTCAAGAAGAGGATGACGGGGAAGTGGTTTGAAGACAGCCACGCTAAAGCCGCCAGACCAGGCCGAGCGGGAGTATGTCCGTTTGCTTAATTGGTACGTGCGCCAGATCGTAGCGATAACCCGGCGTATCGTCATGCCTAAGCTGCCAAGCATCTTAAAACAGGCAAATACAGAGCTAACGCAAGACGGCTATGCCGAGGACTTGATTATTCTTCTTGCTACGTTCTTGGATGAAATGGTTACTAGTTCGAGGGCTGTTGAATGGCGCTTACCCGGCATGTTCGTGCTATTGGCAAAGACCAATGACAGGGCGTTGATTATGGCGGTTAAGGCATCCACTGGCGTGACGCTGCCACCATCGGTGCCGGGTGTTCGTAAGTCGATTTTAGGCGTTGACGTGTACCGGGCCGAGCCTTGGCTTAAGGATATGCAAACGGCTTGGGTTAAGCAAAACGTCAGCTTGGTAAAGTCTATCGGTACTCAATATCATGGCCAACTTGAAACCATAATCCGTCAAGGTGTGCTGAATGGAAGCTCTGTAAAGCAAGTTTCAGACCAGATACAAAAGCAATTCGGCGTTACCAAGAATAGGGCGACGCTTATTGCTCAAGATCAGATACTTGGTGCAAACGCTCGTTTAACCCAGATCAGGGCAGAATCTATAGGCGTTGAAAAATACGAATGGGCTACCGTGGGTGATAGCCGCGTTCGTCCTGAGCATGTTGAGTTAAATGGAAAGCTGTTTAGCTGGGATAAACCGCCAAGTGTCGGACATCCGGGGACACCGATCAGGTGCAGGTGCCGAGCCGCACTTGTGCTGCCTGAGTTCTAACAATGTCTAACTAGTTCTAAGGTGTTTTGGTTAGAACTGGTTAGATTTGGTTATAAATAAATCTATCCACCAACCATCATCAAATGGCTATATGCCTCACGCACTAACGCGATTCCTTTTTTTGTTGGTTTTTCTGTTTTGCCAATTAGCTCAAGCTCCTTCATTATTACTGTAATTGTGTGACCGCAGTGATAACCTACTAGCTTTTTTAGAACACTTGCATTAAGCAGTTCTCTGTAATTTGTGTGACCAAAGTTGGTCCCGCTGAATACAATTTGAATTTCAGCCTCAGTAACTATGCTTTGTTTAATATTCATGACCCATCCCTTGCAAGTAAAAGTGTTTCAATAGCCACCCCCGCCAACTGAATCTCAAGCGCCCGCCATAGGATGGCCGTCGTGCTGGCGCTGTAGTCCATTGGCAATACGCCATCCATATCGGCTAAGCACTGGTGAGCGCAGCCTATGACGGCGTGAGCGCATAGGGTTTCTTGGTTATTTGTCATTGGTTGATTCGTCAAGACGTTTTTTAGCGTACTGAGCGCAACTGCCGCAAATGTTGACGCCGGGTTGTCCGTTGAACATATGATCGACTTTAGACTCTTTCGCGCCGCAGAATGAGCAAGTACGCTCTTTCACTTGTGGCTTTTGGAAGGGGATGATGTTTTGCATAAACCAACTATGCCACGAATAAACGCCACGTCTATTAGGGTTTTCACTGATTGACATTGCATTTATTTGCATTAGGTTTTGCGATATGATATAAACTCAATATGACCGTTCAAAGATACGATTTTGCTCAATTGAAAGCCACCAAGACCGATGAAGGGTTTTTGGTGGATACGCCCATTGTCGGGCGCGTTGGCATTCAGACGTACATGAATGCAGACGGCACGACTCGAAAAGAGTACCGCCCGGCTGAAGAGGTGTTTCATCCTGACGCACTGGCAAGCATGGTAGGTAAGCCTATCACTGACGCGCACCCCAATGGCAAGGTGACGGCGGCTAACTTCAAGAAGTTGACCATTGGCACAATCTTAGGTGCTGGTAAGCAAGACGGCGATAACGTCCGCGTTGACATCATCATCCAAGACGCTGAGGCCATTATCAAGGCTGAAAAAGGCGGTGTGCGTGAGCTGTCGCTTGGTTATACGGTTGACTTGGATGAAACGCCGGGTGAGTTCAATGGCGAGAAGTATGACGCCATTCAAAAGAATATCAAAGTAAATCATTTGGCGCTTGTGCCAAAAGGTCGGGCGGGTAATGCCCGGCTTAATCTTGACCGCTTTGATGCGGTCGCTTTCACGGAGGACGTAATGTCTGACAAACTTGGCCGCGTGCGGCTTGATAACGGCATCGAATATGATGCTGCCCCCGAGGTAGTGCACGCGCTGGACAAGTTGCGTGATGATGCTGCTTTGTTTAAAACCCAGTCCGAAGCCTCAAAAGCCGACGCTGAAAAGCTGGCCGGTGAGCGTGATACGCTCAAAGCCCGTGTCGATGCTTTCCCCGCTGAGCTGGCCAAGGTGAAGACCGACGCGCTGGATTCTGCCCGTGCTGAGATCAAGGCCCGCGCTGAACTGGACAAGGCCGCTGAAGGTTTCAAGGTCGATTGCGCTGGCAAGTCTGACCGCGAAGTTAAAGAAGCCGTGATCAAAGCTGTTCGCGCTGACGCTGATCTGACCGGCAAGTCTGACGAATACGTCAATGCGGCTTTTGATATGTCGGTGTCTATGAAGGCTGATAACGCGATGGCTGAGCAACGCAAGGCTGGCGTTAAACTGGATTCCTCCGACAAGAAGGTCGAGTCTAAAACTTACAAAGGCTTTATGGCCGCTTTGGGTAACAAGGAGTAAATATGCAAACAACTATTAGTCAATATGGCGCAGCGGCTTTCGCTGGTATGCTGGACGGTATCGGTAGCAAGGCTGTTCGCAGTTATGCCGCTGAAGAGATTATCCCAATCGCTTACCCTGTCAAGCTTGGCACCAACAAAGAAAAGCAAGTGCTTAAAACCACGACCGGCGCGCTGGCTGTTGGCTTTGCATTGCATGACCATGCCCGTGAACAAAACGGCGGCGGCACTGTGCAATATGCGGCAAAAGAAACCGTATCCGTTATTACTCAAGGCCGCTTCTGGGTTGCGACTACTGACGCTGTTGTGGCTGGTGCTGTTGCCAACTTGACCGTGGCCACTGGTGCATTGACCGATGAAGCTGTCGCCGCTGGTATTGAGGCGTTTACTCAGTTCACCGCCCGTTTTGTAACTGCCACGACCGCTGCTGGTCTGGCTATTGTGGAGATCAAATAATCATGAGCGATAAAATGAACTACGACGCGCAAGACTTGCGTTCTGTTGAAGCAACTGGCCGATTGGATGCAAATGAATCTTTGCATTTCGTTCGCCAACTTGAGTACATCAAGTCCAAAACCTATGATGTAAAACGCGTTAACCTGTCGGCAATGACGTTGTTTCCTATCTCCACCGAGATCAATGAGGGCGCAACTACTCACACTTATCGCCAGTATGATCAGGTCGGAATGGCCAAGGTCATTAGCAATTTCGCTACGGATATGCCGCGTGCGGACGTTTTTGGAAAAGAATATACTGGCATTATCCGGTCTATTGGCAATGCCTACGGATTCTCTGTGCAAGAAGTTCGCTCTTCGCTTTTCGCTGGAACGAATCTGGAAAGCCGCAAAGCGCTTGCAGCAACTCGCGCCCACCAAGAGAAGATTAACCAACTGGCATGGGTTGGTGATGCTGAACATGGTCTGCCCGGTTTGATCTCCAATACCAATCTGCCAGAAGTTACTCTGTTGGCTGATGGCACCGGCTCCAGCAAGGCATTTGCCACAAAAACGTCAGATAAAATCGTGCGCGATATTAATTCTTTGATCAATAAAATCATTGTTCAATCAAAGGGTATTTTCTCGGCAACCCAAGTCTGGCTTCCTGTTGACCAATACGCCCTGATTGCTACGACCCAAAACAGCACAGCAAGCGACACGACTATCATGTCATTCCTGAAGTCTGTGCATCCTGGCGTTGAGTTTAAGCAGGTTGTTGAGCTTGATGGCGCTGGCTCCGGTGGTGCCGACTTGATGTTTGCAGTTGAAAACAGCATTGAGAATTTCGCCCTTGAAATTCCTATGATGATCAAACAGTATGCAACCCAAATGCAAGGTTTGGAATACATCACCAACGTTGAGAGCCGTTACGCTGGCGTCACAGTGTATCAACCTTTAGCATTTGCATGGGCATCTGGCATTTGATCTAAAACAGATAAACAAAAAGGGGCTTAACGGCCCCTTTTTTTATGTATACTTCCAAGAAAATTTGCAAGTATGTTGGCGTTTTCCAGCACAGCACATACTTATATTTCCACCTCTAGCTTTTGTGAATCCAATTGATTTAAGCCATCTTATTGCGCATTCAATGCTTCCAAACACAAATCCGGTTTCAATGCAAACAACGCTTCTGGCAGAGTGGTGCTTTTCTCCAGTAATATCAATGCGTTTTTTACCATAAAAATGGTGGTTTTCACCAGTCATTTCAGGGCGTTTTTTATCAAAGAAATGGTGATTTGATCCCGATCTTTTTGCTATAACTTCTGGCCTTCTCATTGCATTGTTATCTCCAGAGTTCCAAGGTTGAGGCTTTCCAGTTAATGATTTTGATATTTTTGCAAAAACAGATTTATCTCTTGATAGTGCTTTTATTGAAATCTTTTCGCATGTTTCTTTGCTTCTTTTTTTCCCAGTCTGAAAAATTGAAACATTTCTCTTGAATTCTTCAGTTGGAATCCATCCAGAAGATCCTTCACCACCGTCCGATAAATTGCAAAGAACATCTCTTCCATAAAAAGTTATCAATTCAATTTCAAGTTCAAATGCCCACCATTCAAGCATATTGGTTTGAACAATTTCGGTGATGTAACCATGTTTGGCAACTATGTTTTTCCAGTATTTGCTTCTTTGGTGGCTGCTATGCGATCTTGAACCAGACCCTTTCCCAACGTAAAACACGCGCCCATCAGTAGCCCGACGATGCACGTAAACATAGAAACTTTTTGATGTAGAATTGTTGTCAGCCATTGTGTGTACTTTCGGATACATTTTGGTTAGAAGCCCCGAAGTACTTGTAATACTGTCGGGGTTTTCGCTATTATACATTACTGAGTTTCGGTGTTAAAATCCAAAAAACCAAATTAGGACTAAACATGAAACTCAAAAACAACTCGGCACGCGGCCATTGGCTTGGCTCGGTACTTATCGCACCATTGGAAACAAAAGAAGTAGGCGACGAATGGCGCGATGCTTATAACCGCGCCGACTTGGAAGAGATTGTCGATAAAGTCGTAGAAGCTGAGCCCGCTAAGCGTGGCCGTCCTGCTAAAGTTGCTGACGCTGAATAATTAACCAAAGGTTTAAGATGCCAACTCGTGATGTATTCCAGTTAGAGCTTGATAAGCGTAGTGTTGTGCAGGCTGCGGTTAATCCTGTCACCGGGGGGATTGAAATTTCGGCGGGTGGTGTGCCATTGCAGATCACCTCTCCAATCACTACACCTGTTGGCTTTCGCGGGACAACCCTTGCTGCTGCACTCGACCTTCGCCGACTTGGAAATCAGATCGTCACGAATTTTGACATCACCAGCCTGATTCCCGCAGTGACAAAAGCCTACTACGTTGACCCAATCAACGGCTCCAACGCAAATAGCGGCCTGACCGCCCCACTAGCCAAAAAGGATCTAGCTGTTGCCTTGGCGCTGGCGGATGCTGATCAGATCATCATCACTGGCCTGACCGCTGATTTTGTCGGACTTGGCGTGCAAAGCTGGAATAACGTGCAGCCGGTCAGAAGTCTATCGGTCATCAACAACACCGGCTACCGATACATCAGCGCTGCGTGTGCTGCACTGCCAACATGGGCTGTTAACGGCACGTACAGCAACGTCTACTCAACAGTTATCGGGGCGACAAGTGCGTCAGGTGTAGCTGATGTTCTCACAAGCGCCACTCAGTCCTACGTCAACGCATCCGGGGTAGCGGTGCCGCTCTCCAGTCAGCCAAAACGATACCGGGTACTTAAAAAGGTTGCCAACTTAGCCGCTGTGACAGCCGCAGCCGGTACGTTTTTCCATGACGGAACCAACCTTCATGTGCGTGCGCACGATGACCGCAATCTTGTTGGTGACACAAAGATGCTGCCAACGACCACATCGCAAAATGGACGATTTCCAACCGGCACAAACAATATTTCAATTTATGTGCATGGCGTTGACTTTGTAGGTGGAAATAGCGCATTTTTTATGGGGATGTTATCCGCCGTTACGGGGTGTGTACTGGCGCACAACAATTGCAGTTTTCAAGGGTCTAGCTTGGCAAATGGTCTATCCGTTACGTCATTTTCCAAAGTCTACGGCTACCGTTCTGCTGCTTATGACAACTATTTGGACGGTTTTAACTATCACTCAAACGAGTCAAATGGCACGACCCCCGACACCTCGCCTGACTGTGTTGAGATTGAGTGCGCAGCAGCTGGAAACGGAACAACAGGAAGCGCAGGTGCTTCGGACAATGCAACGACAGCACATGACTATTGCAATGCGATACGGCTGAACTGCGTCTATATAGACTCGTCAGATCGGCCGGTTGTCGATACCAATTTTGCTCAAAGCTGGAATCTTGGTTGTTACGCAGGGCAGGCGCTGACAGTTGGAGCAGGCCAGCAGAACGTCTGCGCCCTTACATCAGCAAAGATGTGGCTTGATAGCTGCTATGCCTCCGCAGGCTCAAACGCTCGTCTACTCGCAGCTCAGACTGCCGCGATGCGCCTATTCAACTCCGGCGCCGCTGTAAATGATGTTACCGGCGAGGCTACGGGCACGGTATCGAGCTACTACGGCTAAAAAGTAATCCCCTCTGCACAAAGCCAATAAATGACAGCACTAGAATACTTTCGTTTAGTCGCCCCTGAGTTCGCGGGTGAGTCCGATGTAACGGTACAGGCCATGCTTGACCTAGCGCCTCTGATCATTGACCCGTTGCTATACGCTGAAAACGTGCGAGGCTTGGCATTGGTTTATCAGGCTTGTATTTTGTTGTCGCAACGATCAGCAAGCGCAAGCGGGACAGCAAGTGTCAGCGGTAGTCTGGTTCGTGAGAAAGAGGGCGACTTGGAGCGCCAGTTTAGCGCCGGGTCATCGTCTAGTTCAAAGACAAGCGGTAAGAACCAATACGAGATCGCTCTAGACCGTCTAAGCGTGAATATCTCAATGGGTGGCATCACCCGCATGTTTGATGTTATCGCACCGATCTAATGGCCGTTAAATACGTCATGGATAAGGACTTGGGCATGAGAAAGATCATGGCTGAGTTTAAAAAATCAGATCGGATGGTTTCTACTGTTGGAGTTCAAAAAGGCGAAGTAAACGAAGATGGCACTTCTGTTGCTTCGTATGCTGCTGATAATGAATTTGGAACATCAAAAATACCACAACGATCATTCATGGGTACGGCATTTGATGAAAACAAGCAAGGATATATGAGACATATGGAAAAAGCATCAAGACGGCTTGGTGCTGAAACATTTGTTAAGATGGTTTATATGATTGGATTAAAAGCTCAACAAGATATTCAGAATGTAATTTCAAAGCGCGGCATTTTGCCTCGGCTTGCAGATCAAACAGTTAAAGCAAAAAAAGGCAGTACAAAAACATTGGTTGACACTAGTGCTCTAATAAATGGGATTACATTTGAAGTTAGACGACATGATAAGTAAATATGTGTTTGATAAAATTGTCTCCGTACTTATGAAAAACATTGACCCGATTAAACACGCTTGCAATTCAAACAAGATACTTAAACACCTAATACGCAAATGAGCTTTCGTAAACCATTCGATGTACTTCATGAAGCCGCTGGCGCTTATGTCAGTGGTGTATTTGTGCCGGGCGTTCGTAGTGTCTTGCCAATCACGGCAAGCATTCAACCCGCCACTGAGCAAGACCTGATTACAGCCCCTGAAGGCCGTCGAATCAGCGACATGGTGAAGGTCTATACAGACACATCATTGCAGGAGGGTGGCGAGGCTACGGGCCTACAGCCTGACCTGATCGTGTGGCGTGGATATGCCTACGAAGTCAGTTCTATTTCAGTTCGCCAAATGGGCGTCATTGATCATTACAAGATTTATGCAACCCGTCGCATGGCAGCGCCAGCGGGTTACGCGGCTGCATGGGTCGCCGGTACACTTACAAGAGGTTAACAAATGGCATCAGACATCAATGTGGCAATTCCACCGCTAGGCAACCCAACTACGGCGGGAGTTCGTGGTAACTTTTCAGCGGCCAAGGTAGAGATTGAGGAGCTCCAATCGTCAATCGGCTTTGTCGATTACAACGACTTGGCCACAGCTACCGTGCCGATTAACGTTGCGCCTAGCACTTGGACTAAGCTGACGAATGACAAGCTGGGGCCGTATACAAAGATCGACGCCATGCCAAGCGGCATTACTTCGCTTTGGAATGCAACTACCAACCAGATTGACCTAACTCAATTGCCACTGAATAGCATGGTGAATGCTCGGTATGAGTTATTTGTAACAACTACTGCGGCTAATCAGGTGGTTAATCTTTCGGTGTTTTTGGGTATTGGTTCGCCATCGGCTTACGAGTCACCAAAGTCAACCGTTCAGTTTAAAGTAGCTGGCACTTATTCATTGTCGGTGTTTTCTGGTTCTTACGTTGGCTCTACCGACATCCAGAATTACCCGGCTGAAATCAAGATTAAGTCAGACGCGGCTTGCACAGTTCGGGTGAATGGTTGGTACTTTCAGATTTTCAAGAAAGTTACTTAATGAATAACATAAACGTAACACTTGGAGTTAAGTTCAAATGGTGGCTTAAATACTATTTGATGGCGACTGTGATTTTTTGCAAAGTTGCTGGTAAATTTGTTAAAGAAGACAAAATTAACCAAGTAACAAAGTCTGTAATTTCATTTGGTATGACTGTGAAATGAACGTAGCCACGCTTAAAACCCGCCTTTACGCGCTGATACAGCCAATACTAGGCGGCACTGTCATATGGGCTGACCAGACGGGTCCACGCCCTGCACTGCCTTACTCTACGCTGCGTTTAGGCGTGGTTACTACTGTTGGTGAGCCTCACTACTCGGACGTTGATGCGGGAGGCATTCAGACTGTTTTAGCCGTGCGTGAGAGTGTTTTAAACATCAATCGTTTCGGTGTTGATAGCGTGGCGACTATTGAGACGTTTTCCGACAAGATGCTGCTAAATTCAAACTTGGATAAGTTCTCAGTTCAGGATATTGCAGCGTTTGATATGTCGGCGGTGACTGATATTGCACAATTGCTTAATGGTATTGCCATTGAGCCACGGGCGAGCATTGATTTGTCCCTGCGTTGGGAATCAGATCAAACTGATAATGTCGGAATTATTGATACTGTTATCAGTAACGGCACCATAGGCCAAGTTAATACGGCTTTGAACGAAGAGTATATTTTGTCGGTTACGGCGTCGGGTGTTTGAGTTTTGACATTCCACAACGTAAAACATAAAATGTTCTAAGCCATTTGGCTGAACTTTGCAAAGTTTAATTTTTAGATTGGAGCCAACATGGCAACTTTAAGCGACATAGTCAGCGTAAATATTACGCTTAATACAACCGGCGTCGAGCGGGCCGATTTTGGGACACCAATGGTCGTGGGAGGACACATGGCTTTTACGTCCCGTGTGCAAGCCTATACCCGCTATGACGATGCCGTGGCGGCTGGCCTGCCTGATCCTATCCTGAGTGCCGTTGAGGCTGCATTCTCGCAGACGCCGCACCCGCGTCAGGTTAAGGTCGGTCGCCGAGCCGTGGCTACTGCCATCATTGATATTGTGGCCGTAAATCTGACGACTTACACAATCACGGTCGCAGGTACCTCGCCCGAGGTTTACACATTCACTTCTGACGCAAGCGCAACCGCTGCCGAGATCGCGACAGCTTTGGCTCTGGCCATCACTTCGGATGCAAACGAAACGCTGACAGCTACCGCCATCGGTAACACAGTTTCCCTGGCTTGGATTAGTCAATCTAACCTGCAAGCTGTTACGCTTGGCTCTAACCTGTCGTGGGGCGCAATCACTACCGTGGACACTGTAGCCGTGGACATGGCTGCTATCGTCATGGAGGATAACGCATGGTATGGCTTGATTAGCTCTGACCGTACAAAACAGGTGCAACTTGATTTCGCAGCCTGGACTGAGACGCAGAAGAAGCTGTTCGGTTTCGCGTCTAGCGAGGCTGACATTCTGACGCCGGGCGTGTCTACTGACGTTATCAGTGTGGCCAAGGATACCCGCTACTATCGCACCTATGCGGCTTATAGCGCCAATGCTTTGACCCAGTACCCCGATGCTGCTTGGATGTCGGCGGTGTTCCCGTTGCAACCAGGATCTGAAACGTGGGCACTGAAAAAACTCGGTGGCGTGACACCTGATAAGCTGTCAGCAACCCAGCGCAGTACCATTCTTGGCAAGGGCGGTAACACTTTCGAGTATTACCAAACCCAGATCGCGCTGACGAATCCTGGAAAGGTTGTCGCTGGCGAGTGGATTGACGTTATTCGTGGCCGTGATTGGCTGGAAGACTTGATTCAGACCAACATGACAATGCTGATCATCAATCGCGCTAAGGTGCCTTACACCGATGCGGGTATTCAGTTGTGTGTCACCAATTTGCGTAAGTCTTTGCAACAAGGCGTGACCGTTGGCTATATCGCGCCTGACGAAGTAGACGAAAACGGCAAGACTGTGCCGGGGTTCACTATCACGGCACCATTGTCTCAATCGGTTGACCCACTGGTTAAGGCTTCGCGGGTTTTGACGTTGCAATTTAGTGCGCGCTTGGCCGGGGCAATTCACGCTATTGAAATTTTGGGAAATGTCGGCTACGAGCTGGCTTAATAAGGAAACATAATGGCAACCTCTACATACGACCCAAGCAAATTAACCGTGATTGTCGGTGGCGTTATCGTCACTGGCTTTAGCGATGGTGATTTTATTACCGCAAAAAGAGATGAAGATTTGTATATGAAGCGTGTCGGCGCTGATGGCCACGTCGCTCGCGCTCGCAATGGCAACAAGTCTGGCACCATTGAAATCAAACTGTTGCAAAGCTCTCCCGCTGTCACCGAGTTGTCGGCGCTGGTGGCGCTTGATAACTTCCTGTTCGATGGTGATATTCTTATCCCGATTTCGATTGTGAGTCCGGGCGATGGTGCTGAACTGGTAGGCGCTACTCAAGCATGGCTGAAAACACCACCTGAAATGGTATTCGGCAAAGAAGTCGGTGAACGATCTTTTGTGTTTGATTGTGCCGACTTGAAAATGTCAATTGGCGGTCTTTGATTACCGTATAATCTAGCTAACACGGCCCCGGACAGTTAATTCTGTGCCGGGGTTCTTTTTTGGTAGAATGAAAGTCACTTTAACCAACTTAGGATGAAAATGAGCACAACAACAATCAAATACTTTACATACGAACACCTGCCAGAGCGTTTGCAATTGATTAGCAAGCCTATCGGTGAGCTTGCATTTAAATTTGAATCTGAAATTCCAGATAGTGCAGAAAAAAGCGCAGGTATGCGTAAACTTTTGGAGGCAAAGGATTGCTTTGTGCGTGCATCGCTTGAGGCAAAATAACCATGCAAGCTGAAACAATCATCATTGGCCAGTCTGAATATACGGCCATGAAAATGAATGCCTTCGAGGCTAACCGTATTCTGTTGCGCCTGAATAAAATCATCCTTCCCGTTATTGGTGGATTGACTAAAGGCAAGCAAGGCGGTTCTGTTAACTTGCTTGACGCTGATTTGAGCGAAGCAACCGGAATCATTGCCGAGAATCTAACCGAAGAAGTAATGGATACGATTGTTTTTCCAATGTTCACCCAGTCACGGGTTTACTTTGGTGAAAAGAAAGTATTCATCAAAGACGGTATGAGCGTTAACCAGTGCTTTACCGCTGATAACCTGTTTGATCTTTACGAACTGATTTGGGAAGTTCTTAAACTTAATTTTTCAGCTTTTTTCGCTCGGACTGCGGGCCGCTTTGGGAGCCTAACCGCAGGGGCTCAAATGGCGAAAAGCCACCCGGTAAATTAAGAGAAGACTTGGAGCAGGAGTTATGGATATGGCGGCCAATACTAGCTCGGAAGGTATCTCTGTCAGAAGTGAAGGATGGGGTTTGTAGCGTCGATGATTTGATGCGTTTAAATGCCTTGCTTGATATGACTTCCGACTATGAAAATCAGGCTATGGCTAAAAAAGACTGAGGCGGGTAAAATTAAACTATGGCAATTGTTAGAGAATTAATCACCCGCTTCGGTTTCAATGTCGATCAATCCGGCATGAACAAGGTCGAAGGAAGCATTAACCGTTTATCCGGTATGCTGTCTGGCCTTGCTGCGTTTGCTTCACTTCGGGCGCTTGCTGGAGTGGCTGACTCCATGCAGTCGCTGGAAGCTCGTATCGGGATGCTGCCTCAGACGCTGGGTGATGTTGGGGATGCGTTTAATGAGGTTGGACAACATGCCCTAGCCACTCGCACGCCTTTGGCTGCTTATGGCACTCTTTATACCCGTCTTGGTAACGCTGCAAAGGCTTACATAACAGACCAAAAAGAACTTTTACAAGTAACTGACACCATTGCAAACTCGCTGGTAGTCGGTGGCGCTACGGCTCAAGAGGCTAGTTCTGCCATGCTCCAATTCGCTCAGGCTTTGGGAGCTGGTGCGTTGGCCGGTGAAGAGTTCCGGGCTATGGGTGAAGCAACACCGCAATACATGGACCAATTAGCCGAGGCTATGGGTTTCCCGCGAGAGCAGCTAAAGAAGATGGCCAGCGATGGAAAGTTGACATCAAAGCTGGTTATTGAAGCCACCAAGAAAATGAGCGATTACTTTGAGCGTCGTGCAAAACAGATGCCAATGTCAATCGGTCAGGCTTACTCAGATATTGGTACGCGCTTCGGCATCATGGTTCAGAATATGAATCGGGATTCAAAGGTTGTTACAAAGATCGCTGAATTCATGATTGGCGGGTTTAAGCACGTTGAAGAGGCTGTAAAAGATTTCGTTAAGTTTGTTGGAGGCGGCTCTAATGCCGTCAAGGCGCTTGGAATCGCACTAGCTGCATTATTTGGGCCGATGGCACTGGCTGGACTGGTAACAATCCTTGGGGCTGTATTCTCTATCGGTGGATTGGTTGTTGTTGGATTGGTTTTGCTTGGAGTGGCCATTGACGATGTTTTGACATATCTATCCGGTGGTGAATCCATATGGGGCAGGTTCATAGATACGTTAAACGGGGAAGCAGCGCCAGCACTAATGACATTGGTGGCAATCTTGTATATGGTTGGCGCTCAATTTGTTTATGTCGCAGCTAAAGCCGCGATTACTCAGGCTGTTATCTGGGCGACTGGGAATGCATTTGTTGTTAGCGCAGCCAAAATGATATTGGCTTCTGGAGTTCTTTCGGCTGCATTCTGGATGGCTGGTTTGAAGATGGCCGCATCTTGGGTCATGATTCTTGGCCCAATAGCACTAATCATTGCAGCTGTCGCGGGGATTGTTGCAACCATTTACTACGTCTGGGAAAACTGGGACAAGATAACGGGATGGATGGGAGATAAAGTGAAGTGGCTAATTGACAAACTTAAGTCACTTGGCAAATACCTGCCTAGTTTTGGCGGTGAAATCTCAGTTAATCCAACTTCAATTTCACCGGCTTCTGTTGCTGGTTCTTCTGCCGTCGGAGGTCCAACTGTTACATCTAACCAGACTGTATATTTAACAGTTCCAAATGGCACGCCAGAATCACAACAAGACTTCTTGAAAACATCGGCTGGAATCCTTAAAGGAGAAGGCGTTGATAAGAAGATCGCCCGTGATATGGGACTAGGGGGCTATCGATGATTGGTTTTTACTACGGCGGTCCTAATGCAAGCACCAAGGTATTTGGAGGCATTGCTTCGCTGGACTTTGATGCCACGCTAGACGAGTTGCACGAATGGAAAAATGAAGTAACTCAAAACCCAGTTGAAACTGGTTCACCGATTACTGACCACATCATCGAGAAGCCCGACAAATTGCGCTTGCAAGGCGTGATTACAAACAGCCCATTACGCGGTGAGTTCGCTGGTCAGTACTTTGGTGGCGATACCGAGTCGCCACGCATTCAGACGGCTTTTGATGCCATTCGTGAGCTTCATAAATCGCGTGATGTCGTCGTGGTTTACACCAAGCACGCCATATACACCGACATGGCCATTGAGTCTGTCAGCATCCCTCGCAATGCTCAGATAGGCGAAGAGGTTCAGTTTACGATGGAGCTTGTTAACATTCGATTCGTTAACACTCAAATGGTGACTTTGCCACCGGGCATTAGCCCAAAGAAGGCTGCTAAAGCTGGCGGCGCAGCGGGTGCTACAGCTAAGAAGGCCGAACCACAAAAAGCGGCTGGAAAGACTGAGACTAAAGAACCATCTAAGAGCATTGCGGCGTCAGCGTCTGATAGTGTGAGCAAGTATCTAAAATGGAAAGCCACACAATGACATTAGTTGAAATCCCGTTATTTCCAGAAACAACCGATCAACTGCTAGATGTTGTGTTATCGGATAACCCATACACGTTGCGCGTGCTTTGGAATGAAATAGGCGGTTACTTTAGCCTGTCTGTTTATGAGCGTGAAGGCGCTGTCATTCTTGAAAACGTCAAGATGGTGAAAAACTATCCGCTGATTGGCAGGTTTAAAGACGACCGCCTGCCGGTTGGTGAACTGTTTTTTATTGACAATAAAAACAAGAATGAGCGTGCGCTTTACACGTCAATCGGGACTGGCGAATATTCATTAGTTTACTTTGTGCCTGATGTTGTTACAGCCATTGAGTCGATTGTTATCACGCCTGTGGCGGCTGTAAGTGGCTCTATATGGGATAGCAGTCTATCCACTTGGGATGCTGGCGCTACGGTATGGGATGCTGTTTAAATGGCTCTGTTTGACCGCGTAGCATCGCTGACAGTTGGCAAGCCAAATGGTAAAGCCATTGAGATTCGTGACTTGCGTTTCGCGTTTTCCATAGAGAAGGGATCCGGGGAAAACCCTAATTCTTGCACTTGCCGTGTTTACAACTTAAACCAAGACTCTCGGGCTTTGGTTGAAACGGTTAACAATGTCTTGATTCTAAAAGCTGGCTATAAACGAGACGTAGGTGAACTTACTATTTTCACTGGGACGGTAACTCGGGCTATCACAAAGCGAGAAGGCGCGGACTTGGTTACTGAGCTTGAAATGTCAGATAGTGGGCTTGAATACCGCGACAAGAAGACTTCGTTTAGCTTTGCGCCTGGTGTATCGGCTGGACAAGTTCTGAGCAACATTGCAGCCACGTTTGGCTTGCCTGTAAGGCCATTGCCTACTGAGATAACCCAGAAACAATACCCTGATGGCTTCGCTTTCGTTGGGCGCTCACGCGAGGCTATGGCCAAGGCTTGCGAGTATCTAGGATTGGAATGGTCGCTTCAAAACCGTGAAGTACAGATACTCAAAAAAGGCAAAGCTGTTGCCATGCAAGCGTTTGTCCTGTCGCCTGATACTGGTTTGATCGGATCGCCAGAAAAAGAGCATAAGACGCTTGGCGAGAAAGCAGCAGCTAAAAAAGGAATCACCGAGAAGCAAAAAGGCGTAAGAGTTACGTTTGCCACTGGTGACACTGGCGACAAAGAAAAGAAACTAGAAGTCCAAGGCTATAAAGTGAAGACGCTTTTACAGCCTACCATGCAGCCCGGTGGATATGTCAGACTTGATACAAAGTCGATTAAATCTGAGTTTTTCAGAATTGAGGCTGTCACCCATGTCGGCGATACGCATGGTTCAGAATGGTTATCTGAGTTAACGCTGCGTTACGTTTGAAATATCTTTTTCAAGATAGTAAAAGATATTTGGTGCGAAGGACTGGAATCGAACCCACAACCAAGGCATTATGAGTACCCTGCTCTGACCGTTGAGCTACCTTCGCTGAATTGGTGGGCCGTCAAGGAGTTGAACCTCTCGCCATCCACTCTACAAAATAAAGGCAACGGATTTACAGTCCGCCGTAGAGAAAACAGCCCATGATAATTGACACCTTCGCACTCCCATAAAGCAGGGTTGCTTTGCCTTTACACATCTTACTGTGATACACCGGGGCTAAACCGTATGCGTGCAAAGTTGTCAAGTAAGCGGGTTAAATGAATCATTGGCGGCTGTACCTTCCGCGTCACCTAATCTAACCCGCTTACTTGATAACTCTAATTAACAGGCTTGCACTTGCATAAAGCTGCATTTTCCATAGTGCTTGAATTATCCTGCTACGTGGCTAATTACGTAGCTGCAAGCCTGTTAAATTGTTGATGGCGTCCCAACACTTGCGCCCGGCGTATCTCTCGGTGGTTGGTTACACGGGTATCTTGGGCAGTAAACGCGATACGAGCTTTATAACTTCGCCCCAGCCTTTCGGCACGCCATCATAAAATAACCCTGTGCGCTCCACCGGTATCCACCAGCAGCAAGGCTATTTTATGATAGAGCCGTCTCTCCGGCTGTCACGTAAATTTTGCCATCCTGCGCACTACGTTACGCACTGTGTCAGCCAATATTCCCAGATAGCCTAGTACTCCGTAAATTCACTCACGGCGCTATGATGTAGCAGCGCTACTACTATCAAGAAAGTGGGCTGGGCTTGATTCCAGCTACATAGTTGACAGGATTTTAACCTGACGTTACACCTAATTCGATGCGTCCTAATCTCTAGACGAAACTATGTTGATGCGTGCACTCATTTGCGTTTCCTTCAACGCCGCTACTTTCTTGATATGCCTTTTTTAAAGCACAGCCAAATGATACACCAATACAACCACTATTTTTACTAGGGGTTTTCACCAATAGACAAATACCGTAAAATGTGATTAATGGCTGAACAAATTGATTTCGTTGACGCTTTACGCAAACTTATTGACTCGAAAACGGGCGAGATAAACACGTCCCTTCCGGGGGTGATCGTTGGTTACGCCAATGGTCGCGCCAGTGTTCAGCCTACGCCTAGCAAGCGATATGCTGACGGTGACGTGTTGCCATTCCCAATTCTTCAGAATGTCCGCGTGTGCTGGCCTAGCTTCGCTGGCGGCATGGCTGGCGTTAAAGGGCCGGTATTAGCTGGTGACAAGTGCCTGATTGTGTTCGCGCAGCAAGCTGTTGATGGCACAGACGATATGCGCCGGTTTGACATTTCAGACGCTTACGTCATCCCTTGTGATCTTGGCACCGCTGGCGCTGGAGATAGTGGCAACAATGCTGATTTAACGGTGTTCTACGGGCCTGGGTCGATTCGGATTAGCTCTGGTGGCGCCGTTACTATTACTGCGCCGGGTGGCGTTACCGTTGATACACCACAAACAACCAATACCGGGGCGCTGACGACTCAAGGCTTACTGACGTATGTGGCTGGCATGGCTGGTTCAGGCGGTGGCGCAGGAACTTCGATCAGTGGCTCAATTGTGCAAACAGACGGTGACTTGTCATCTAATGGCATTGTGCTTGCAACTCACGTTCATAGTGGCGTTCAGTCTGGTCCAAGTAATACAGGGGCGCCAGTATGATTGATCTAGCCCTAGACCCGCTGACGCACGATCTGTATCTTGTAAACAATGATCTTGTTTTGCTAGATGGAGCTGAACGTGTGCGTCAGCACTTGGCCATCAAGCTAAAACTTTGGCAAGGAGAGTGGTTTATGGATACTGAGTTTGGCACACCTTACACCGCTGAAATTCTAGGCAAACAGATTAGCCTTGCCGGGTCTGTTGCTGCGCTTAAAGCGTCGATCATGGCCGTGGATGGCGTGCAAAGTATCACGCGGTTTACCTTTGATTTCAATCGCTCGGCCCGGTCTTTAGATGTTGAGTTTGATGTTCAAACACCTTACGGATTAATCACTTATGCCACTTAATACAACGGGCTTTGAGCGCGAGCGATTAGCCGACATTAAAGCGGATTTCGATCAGCGTTTTACTGACGCTCTAGGGCCTGTTAACACATCGCCTGACGCTGTTGTCGGTCAAATGATTGGCATCTTCGCTGCGGCTTTGGATGATATCCAAGAGACACTACAGACGACTTATGACGCAATGTATCCGTACAGTGCAGAAGGCGTGAGCCTAGATGGTGCTGTGGCGTTTGTTGGTTTGGAGCGTCTAGGCTCTAGCGCCACGACGGTTACAGCCTGCGTTTATGGATCAGAGGCGACGTTACTACCGGCTGGCGTTCTTACGCGGTCAGGCACCAAGCAATACGCCACGACTTCGGATGTCGTGATTAGCCGGGCCAATGCTTTAGATGTTGAAATTGAAGTTACCACGGTACTCAATGCCACGTCTTACCAGATCATCGCAGGCGGTGTTTTGGCGGCTTATACGAGCGATGCTAGTGCCACGGCTGGCGAGATTGCTACGGGCCTTGCGGCGGCGTTTAATCCTGCCAACTTCACGGCGGTGGCCACGGGTTCAAAGGTTCGCGTTTACAGCTTTGATAAAGTATCAGATTTCCCACTGACGCTTGACGCCAATCTGACGATCACAAAGCTTGGTTCACCGGCTGTTTTTATCTCCACTGAACTTGGCTCTAACGTCTTGCCGGTTGGCGCTTTGAATATCATTGACAGTCCCATACTTGGCTGGTCAGAAGTGTCTAATCTGGTGGCTGGAGTGACGGGACGCGATACAGAGTCAGACGCTGATTTGCGTGACCGTCATTCGACTAGTATTCGTGCCACTGGTAGTGCCACGGTAAAAGCCATTCGCGCCAGATTGATTTCAGACATCCCCGAGATTACAGCGGCTTACATTTATGAGAATCGCACTAATGAAGTAGTTGATTCGATGCCAGCTCATAGCTTTGAAACGGTTGTAGTCGGTGGAGCTACGCAGGACATTCTAGATAAGCTTTGGGAGCTTAAACCGGCTGGTATTGAGACTTATGGCAGTACGTCCGGCCAAGTGATTGACGACAATGGCGATGGTCAAACGATCAAGTTCTCACGCCCAGTTACGCAATACGCTTGGATTCGTGTTTCTGTGGATGCGCTTTATACCGAAGAGACTTTACCGAGTACAGTACAGACCGCCATCATTGACGCCGTGCTTGCTTATGGATCGTTGATCAATGTTGGTGAAGACATCATTACGCAGCGTTTCTATGGACCAATTTACACCGCTACAACTGGCCTAGGTCAGATCACTGTCGAGGCGGCTATTACAGCCACCGAAGGAGGTACACCAAGTTACTCGACAAACAACATCGCCATTGGGCGAGCGGGTATTGCAGCGTTTGCAGTTGAGCGCATATCGGTGGTTGGTGTATGAGCCTAGTCAGCGAAGCCCTAGAACGGGCTACTAGCCAGTTTCAGGCATCGCCAAAGGTGCTGGCCTTGCTGGAGGCTATCGTCGGGCCTTTGGATGCTGTTAAAACCACGACAGATGAGTTTAAAACTGAGCGCTGGATTGATAATGCCATCGGAAAGCAGTTAGACGGCTGCGGTTACATCGTTGGTGAACTTAGGGCCGGACGTGATGATGACGCTTATCGCAAGGCCATTCGCTTTCGTGTGTTCGTCAACATTTCAGAAGGTACGCCGGATGCTTTGATTGATGGCTTGCAATACCTTATTGACTCTGACGATAAGCAATACATCGAGATGTATCCTGCCACTTCTATTCTGTTTGCAGACGGTCCTGATGTTCCGATTGACATTCAAGCGCAGATTCAAGACTTGGCACCGGCTTCTATTTCAGATGTGCCTGTTTTGGTTTCATATGCTGAATTGCCATTCAGGTTTATGAAGTACTCAGACAATGGTGACTTGTTTGTAAATAATGGCGCTGATTACTTAACTGCCAACGGCTCAGATATTCAGGTTACATCAATCTTAGGCGCATTCACTGGCCCTACTTTTGGAGGCGTAGCGCCAGCTGATTTGACGGCTGGAGTGCAGTTGATTGATGTTAATGGTTCAATCCTTGTGATTCATGATTCAGAATATCAGACTAAAATTGAGTCTGGTTATCACTTAACTGGCGTTTTACAATGACAACATTTGCAAATACTTTCACAACTTATTCAGACGGTCAGCAAAACCTGAATCAGCCACCTGAAGCCGTTATGTTGGCTGGTTTTGTACCGGCTACAGCAACTAGTCGAGGTCAGCCATTGCCTGCTCAGTGGCTTAATTGGTTAGTTAACCGATTGTTTAAGCACATTAACCGTGATGTTGTTACCGACGCAAACGGAGTTAATCTTTTTACTACTGAAAACGCATTGATTCGCCTAGAGGCTTTTGATATTGTAGACCCTAATAAATACTTGGTTGCAATTGGTTATAAATCCGCTGGAGTTATTCCAAGTTTAAAGGTTATTTCAAGTGCGACATTGACACTCGGAACGGGTACAATTAATGGAAATCAGCCGGTTATCGGCGGAACTAATGTGAAAATAGTCGGGTATTCCCGTCAAGTTGGAGAACTGTAAATGTCGTTGACTACTACCGAAGAAGCCCAGACACGGGCGTTAATTGCACAGAATGCTGCCATCCTGTCACTTGCAGCAAGTGAGCCTGCAATTATTAGCAAGTTGGCAGCAACAAAGGTTTCTTTGGCTGATTTAACTCCGGCTGTTGCTCTGGATGATGCTGACTTGTTTTTAGTTCGCCAGGGACTTGGTGAGAAAAGCGTTTCAACAGCTATTATTAAAGCAGATGTATTGACGGGGCTTGATGCTTCTGATGTTAGTTATATTCCTGATGGTGTTGGGGCTGTTGCGACGACTGTGCAGAATGAATTGCGTAATATTAGTTATGTTTCAGACTTCCCGTCTATAGCAGCCGCATCGACATCTGGCGTGTCTGGACTTGTATTTGCTCCCGGCGCGTACACTATCAGCGCCGACACCACATTCCCGATGCCTGTTAGCATCATGCCAGGTGCAATGATTACGGTTGCCGCAACAAAGGTTGCAACTTTTAGCGCAGGCATTGACGCTGACTGGCACACGATATTCAGCACGTCAGACGATTTTCTTACAGCGCCAACTGCCAACACGTCCGTGGTCATTCGGAATTGCAACGTAAAAGCAGATTGGTTTTGTGCCAAGGTCTACAGCCTTGCCGATATCCTGACAATTGTCGACCAGACCAACAACCTGACCAAAGCCTACCGCGCTGCCGTGGGTAATTACTCGGTCGCAGAAGGCGCAAATTGGCGCACACAATACCCGGATGGCATACTTGAACTTGGCCGAGGCTGTTACCGGATTGACGGTACGTTTGCATGGGGTAGCGGAATAGGACCCTACTACAAAGTGACCGGATTCAAGATGCTGGGGGCAGGCGTAAATGCCTCCTACCTGATTCGCACCAACATGGCATCAACCGATTACGTGCTGTTCGGTGCCTTCTATACCGGCGAGTTGACGGTGGCCGATGGTTTTAAGATAACCGCTTACAACCCGACCGGTGTAACGGACGCACAAAAGTACAGTTCAGCCGCAAAATCGATGGCTTTTTTTCAGGGTGACTCTCTAATTATTGGTGAGATTTGGGTATCTGGTGGACAGACCTACACTACCGACACCCACGGAGTTTTGCGAAATGGAGTTGGTGTACAGTTTTCATCCTGCGTTGACACCTACTTTGACAAAATATTTGTCGAAAATTGTGTGACAGGAGTTGCCTTTGCTCAATCCATTGTTTCCGGAAATAACCTGGAACTCTACTCAACAATAGCACAGTCTATAGGACTTGGTTGCTTTGTTGCTGATTGGCCGGATACTCAGGCAACTAGCTCGACGGTGAATATAATAAACATTCAAGCCCGTGCTTGTGCTTTGAATGGAATGACAATTATTGAAGCGGGTGATTTAGGTTCTTTTAACCTAGGAAATATTCTGTTCGATGGTTACAACTCAGAAGCTACATCCTATGTAGGCAATGTGTTCTGCAACATGATCACCGGAACAAGTCTTCTTGGAACAATTGGAAGCGCTTCCATTAAAAACTTCAGAGATTCAACCTTTAAACTAAATGGAACCGCTTCACTTGGCCGGGCTACATGTCAATTTGTAATTCGGGATGTCTATGCTAATGGCCAGTCCTATACATCAGCAGCAGGATTTATTAGAGCGGACTCTACTTCGTATGTGAATGTTCTAACAGATGGAATTTCTCTAGATGGGTGGGCTGGAGTGTTGTTACAGGCTCCAAATAACGGAAATGTCAGAATGTTGAATACATCGCTATCAGCCTATACCGGACAGAACGATGCAGGCGCGGGGCGACAATTGTTTGTTGCTGGTGGTAGTGGGTGCAACATTGATATTACCGGAGTTGTACGAAACAACGCTGATACAGTAGCATTAACGCAATTCGGGTATGCTACCGGAGGAAATATCTTCATTGACATTGATAACCTATATAACGCTACCAGGGCAGTGGCCGGGGGAGCTACCGTCAAGATGCCGAGCAAAGTAGCTTTTGCATAAATTGTCATGAATATCCAGATCGACAAACAAGCCCACGCCCTAAGCGGGGCTGTCCTCGTTTTGTTACCAGTCATAGCCAGTCGCCCGCTCTGGTGGGGCTTGCTGATCTGCCTCGCAGCTGCTTTAGCGAAAGAGGTCTATGACAGCCGCCACCCCGATGTGCACACCTGCGATGTCTGGGACGCCATCGCAACATGCGCTGGAGGCGCTTTGGCTTCTTTGTTTGTATTACTGGTTAAATAATGAGCCGCGAAAAACTAATCTCAAACTTATCCAAGGCACTATGGGATTCTGATCTCATAGCGTCTAGGCTTAGTTTGTCGCTTGCTTAATAGGAAAATATTTATAAAAATGGATACTCAAACCGCCTTCAATATCGCCCTTTCTCTTATTGCCTTTTTGGGTGGTTGGGTACTTAACTCTTTGCGAGACAGTATTAAAAGTCTACATGAATCAGATGCTGAACTGGTAGAAAAAGTGCAGCACATAGAAGTACTGGTTGCTGGTCAATACGTTAAACGTGACGACATGGATAAACTAGCTTCCGCGCTGTTCGTAAAACTCGACAAGATTGATGCAAAACTAGATAAGAAGGCAGACAAATGATGTGCTGGATTGTTATGGCTTATTGGCTTGAAAACGAATGGAAAAAAATCTATGAAGCTAAGCCCCCACTTTAATCTTGAAGAGTTCACACGCAGCAGCACGGCGGCTCGGCTTGGAATAGATAACGATCTCCCAATTGAATTGACTGGCGAAGCGCAACGCACAGCCGCCATGATGGAGGCTATCAGAGCCTATCTATCAAAGGTTAAAGGCTACCCTGTAACTGTTCGCGTGTCGTCAGGATACCGCTGTTTGCCACTGAATAAGGCTATTGGAAGCAAAGACACATCAGACCACGTTTTGATGTGTGCAATCGACTTTACAGCGCCTGGTTTTGGCTCACCGTTTGAAGTTGCTAAAGAACTAGCGCCAGTGGTTGATTCGCTTGGCATTGGTCAGCTTATTTTAGAGTATGGCCAATGGATTCATGTTTCAACAAAAACACCTAAAAACATCAATAACCGCATCATAACAATCTCGCATTCTGGGACTGTAATGGGTATTGTGAAGGATTGAAAATGGACCCCGTATCTATTTTACTTGGCCTTGGTTCAAAGGTAATTGACCGACTGTGGCCAGACGAAACGCAGCGTGACATTGCAAAGCTTGAACTACTAAAGATGCAACAATCTGGCGAGTTAGCGCAATTGGCGGCTGAAACCGAGTTGGCAAAAGCTCAGATTGGCGTTAATACTGAGGATGCAAAATCAGGCAGCGTGTTCGTGTCTGGTGCTCGTCCTTTCATCTTGTGGGGTTGCGGCTTTGCTATGATCTATGCGGCCATGATAGAGCCTATGATGCGCTTTGTGGCTGTTGTTGTCTTTGGGTACATTGGCGCGTTCCCTGTACTCGATACAACACTTACAACTCAGGTTCTTTTAGGCTTGCTTGGCCTTGCTGGAATGAGATCGGTTGACAAGATAAAAGGCGTTGCAAGCAAGTAATAAAAAACCCGCCTAGTGCGGGTTTCTTTTTAGTCTTTAACGAATACTCCATTCGGCATCATAGTTCCCGTCCTATCCTTTATCTCATCGTAAGCACATTCAAGGCAAGCGACTAAGTTTAGGTCTTCTTTAGCTGCAACGATAATAAGCGTCACTAACACGTCACCTAGTCCATCAATGATGCCGTGGATGTCGCCTTTAATGATGGCGTCTGCCAGTTCACCAAGTTCTGAAACAGTTTTCAGTAGCTGGGTTTGACTGGTTGAATTTGGCAAAATCTTTCGATCTTCTGCCCATTTGATAACCTGTTTTTCTGTTTGTTCAAAGCTCATTTGTTTTCCTTTTTGAATGTTGGCAATGGATGCCAGTGAGTGAAGTATGTATCTGTTGGTGAGTAAAAGCTAATCTGTCCGATTCCATATTGGTCGCTGATTAACATCATTTTTACACCGCGTTGCGTTTTGTCATCAATTGGGATCCAGTGCAGGTCATAATTTACAACCGCTGCACCATCACTATTAATTTTGTGCATTTTTCATGTCTTCAATCTTAGCCTTGATTTCTGATAGCACGGCATCGCGGCAGACTTGGCCGTAGGCTTCAATCTCAGCTTTCAAGTGTCTTTTAAAAGGAGCGCTGGGAAGGCATTGCATAAGAGTTTCAAGAGTATCTTGAAATGGTATTAATTTCATACTTCATCCGGGAAAAACGCCATCATCGTAACGGGTGCAACGGTTCGCAAAATGGCTAGGACTTCCTGAGCAATCAGGCGGTGTTCTTTCTGGGTTGATTCGTGCAAACGTTGTTTAAGGTAAAAAATCCAGCTTCGCATGGTGCCATTGCAATCCATGCGACTAGGAGTTAAACCCTCTGGCAATAATGCGCGGGCCTGTTCTTTGGCAATGCCAGATTTCAGTGCCATTTCGTAAGATCGTTCGGCCAAGTCCATAACGTTCTGTTGGGTTTCATCCCACCATCGAACCAAGCCCTCGTTCTCATGCGGCTTGATCTCAATGCTGTTTTGACGGTTTTTAACGTCCTGCAAACGGCACTCACGAAACGGCGCGTCAGGCAAAATATTAACGTCTTGGTAGCGTTGGCTAAACTCTTGAAACTTGATTGATGAATGGCGCAAAATCTGGCGTCCAATGTCTCGCGTCGTGTCAATCTCAAGGCACACGTTAGCCATGTCAAACGGGCTTACATGGCCCTCGCGCATACAGTAGTTAAGAAGCCCTGCAATGCTCGGATTGTCTCGGTTATCGCTGCTAATGCGAGCCTCGTAAGCGATTTCTTTATCAATGTCGGGCGTTGCCCATCGTAGTGTGACTTTCATTTCATTTCCTTAAATAAATCCGGTTGATCGTTAATAATCACTTTATTAGCGACTTTACTTTGTGGCTTCTGTCCTAGTGCTTCGTAGCATGTCGGGCCAATTGGCTTGCCATCCAGATAAAAATGCTTTGTGCCAGACTTCAAAGCACGCCCGCATTTGAAGCATTTCATATTTCAACAACTTCAGGCGCACGACTGCGCATCCTGTTTGTTGCTTGCTTTAGAAAGTTTGCATACTCACCACGGGAAATGCTGCACCGCTGCAAGTCGTGCCATTCTGACAACTCAGTTAAGGCGTGTAACTCAGTCGGTGTGATGTCCCATTTATGCCACTTCTCAAACCTAGTCTTAAGGCTGATTAAAGCCTTCTGAGCCACTGCGCACGCTGGCAATACCTCTTCACCAATTCCATTGCGTGCCATAGTTTCAGCCACTCCAAGCATCTCACAAAGCCCTTTGTAACCGT